ACCCACCAAAGGTACTCAGCGTTTTAACAGTAAGTTGGTTAAGTTTACTTGTCCTATTTATTCATAAATAGCTATGGGACAGTATCAAATGCCTCTATTCAGTTACTGTGATTAGTAGTAACCTATCTTCCTTTTAAGTCCAGCTTGACTAATACTCTGTATCTAATCCTCATTAGGTTCTTTCTCAAACCAATGAAATACATCTTGAGACCGTTTATTATTAGCACACTCTACTTCTCTAGTAACATCTTCTAGTGTTTTAAAACAATATTCTCCATTACCCTCATACCCTGTATGCTTACTTCTCCATGCTATTCTGTACATATTAATCCTTTTCATTTAGGTTGTCTATATAATCTATTGTCTCTTGTAAAGAGTATCCCTTATACTTATCAGCTAGAGGCATATCAAACCATTCTAACGTGTCTAGTTTGTCTTCATTATACCAGCTATAAGTGTTAGTTGTATCTCTTTCAATAGCTCTAACTAGTCTAAAAGGTCTACGTCCATTTGACATATTTACACAACCAACATCTTGTAAGGCTGCTCTATTGTGAGCATTATCTCTATAGGAGTTAGAATTTTGTTCGTGATAGAAATATAGATCCATATTATTGTCAGTTCTGAAACATATACGGTCTCTACCTCCAAAGTTATATATATCGCAATTTGTAAAATCTTTAGGATCACCTCTCTTTTCTTTAGGTCCAACTAAGCATCTTTCATACTCTTTACTAGAAGGTAGTCTCCAAATAGACTCCTGTTGTTTAACTTTAGTTGTGTACTTAACAACTCCTTCTAAATCAAAATGAGGTTTAACTATGTTCTCCAATGAGACAAAAGTTCCAAGTATATTTTTACCTCTTTTTATAAAGGTTTTACCATCTCTCATTTTTCGTATAATTCTAGCTTTATCCTTTAAGTACTTTATTTTAGTACTTATATTATCTAGTTCTTTTTGGTACATATCACTCCTTTATTTATTATTGAGTTTCTTAAATACTGTTAAATGTTAAGTAGCTCTTAGTGTACCTAACTCACCAAATAACAGACTTTAAAATTTTATTTAAGTAAGTTTGTTACCTAAATATTTTAAGCTGTTAAAATCCATCCTAGAGCTTATTTGTTCAGATAGAACTAATGTTCAGATTGTCTCGTTTGTATTCTAAATGTGAGAGTTGAGTTTGTAATATATTAATGTACTCTTCATCTTCATCATTAGCCTCAGCTATTTCTAAGTCTAACTCAATTTCATCTATCTCATCTAGTATTTCTTGCATTTTGCTTCCTTTTTAATTTGATTTACATTTTTCTAAAGGCATTTTAACTGCCCCAAAAGCATGCGAACCATTGTTGAACCTTAAGTAAACAGTTCCATCATAGCATATTTCCTTTATGTCTGGTTTGTAACTCTGCGATCTATCTATATCCTGATTTCGCTCACATCCTGTGAATAGTATTACTAGTAGTACTAGTAAAAGTATTTTCTTTTTCATCTTATGTCCTTTTAATTTGAATTTGTTAGTAACTTACTATACCTCACTTTAAGGTATAGCTTGTTTGAAGAGTTGATTATCTATTGTGTACTCTTCTTGTATTATTTATCCTTTAACACTAATGTGTATTTGTTTTAGAAGCCAGTACTGACTCAATTATACTATTCTGCACTAGTTTCTGTACTGTATTTGATTGATTTAAAACTTGCTCTACTATTGAGTTAATAAACTGTAGTTCACTATCTGTTATAGTGCTCTGTTCTTCTAAGTCAACTATTCTATATAAGGCGTTTAGGACACCTATTAATTGTAATTTACTATCACTGGACATACCATGCTGAATAGACCAGAATTTATCTCTAGCTAGCTCAGAGTCTAGTAGCTCATTATAGTTGTATTCAAGTGGCTTAATCTCTACTTTGTTTTTAAGAAACTCCTCTTCTTCCATTTTGACTATTTCCTTTTTAATTACTTCTATTGACTTAGAGTTTTTCTCTCCAAGTTTGACAGATTTTCCCTCTAATAGAGTGGCTATAATCTTAAACTGTTTATCCAGTTTAGATGCTTTAACTCTTCTGACGTAACCTATAGCTCTCTTATCTTTAAGACCAGTTAATGCTATAGCTTTTACATCACTGTACCCAAATTGTTCTACTAACATAAATGCCTTAATAGCTAGTTGTGTAGCACTATTATTGCGTCCACCGAATATATTAGAGTTACATAGTACTATTACATCTGCATCAGATGTAGAAGGATCTATATCTATAGCATTAACTTGTATACTCAGTTCTTGAGCTACTTTACACCTATGACGACCATCACAGCATAGTCCATTTCTCATAATTATAGGTTCTAGCTGTCCGTATTCCTCTATCTGCATCTTGAGAGACTCATAACTAGCTACATCTTTTCTTTCGTTGAAACCAGCTATCTTAGTATCAAAAACTACTTGATAAGGGTCTGTTGTATATACATTACTCTGATTCACTTATGTCCTTATCAATGACCTTGTGGTCTACTTCTTTTGTTACTAGTTTATGCACTAAACCATATAATGTCATACCTTGCTGCTTTGCTAGTACTTTAAGTACTCGCCTATCACTATCTAACACTTTTATGTTAGTAAAAATCTGTTCTTTCATAATAACTCCTTCTTAGTTATGTGTAATTATAGCACAATATCTAACAAAAGTCAAACTTTTAGTAGACTTTTATTAATACATTTCGGAAATCCGTATATTATTTCGGAAATCTAAATAAAGATCTTCCTCTTATACATAGTACTATAGTCAAGGAGGATTGGTGGGATTATCCCAAATAACTAAACCTTAAGGACTAATGTATCTAATCCTAGTCTAGTAGTCAAATTCTATTTTATATACTAACTAAACTTACCCTTGAGTATTGTTGAGTTTAGTAAATAGTCTAAATAGCTCTGATACTCTAATTTATTTAATAACGGTAACTAAACCATTAGTGTCTACTGTGTATAACATTACTTATCCTTTATTTTGAATTTTTGTTTGGTTGTTTAATGATTTACATGCACTCTCCTATAAAAAGAGAGGTTACTATTACCAAGACCTAGAGTTACCACCTCTATAGAACATACCTTAGTATACTCTAAGAAACGGTATATACTTCCCATCTTTGAATGAGATATTCTATCCCATCTTCTGTATGATAGTGTGTATATGTATCGTTAGGAAAATCTATTCCTTCAAATTCTGCCTGTAACTCTTCGTAAGTATGGAGTACTTTTTGTACTCCTACTATTTTTGTGTTTATTACTGTGTACATTTCTATTCCTTTGATTTAATATAACTAAAACTATAAATAGCTCTTATTTTCTAATCTCCCTAAGCGAATTAGGCTAGATTGATTTCCTTAACATCATATCCACAATTTCTATCCATTTCAGGAATCATGTCTCTTATTGCAGCTTCTTCTGCTGAATAATAGTACTGAGTGTTGCTACTTTGTCTGAAGTCTTTTATGGCTCTTATGTCTTTTTCAAGCTCCTCTTTGCTTATAGCCAGAGTTCTATCGCAATTGTTTACGCAGTATGTAATTACTAACATTGTACTTCCTTTTATTTTAATTTGTTTATCTCTGTACTATATGATTAGCACAAGCCACTTCTATTAGATTAAACTTATAACCTAATCTCATCATCTCTCTTACCATGTCTGTAAACAACTTACCCAGCTCTTCAGCTAAGTATTGTGCTAATTCTATGTTTGTTAAGTTCATCTTTCTTTCCTTTAAATTTAAGATAATTAAAAGCTACTAAATAGCTCTTAAATAGCTCTAATTTTTTAACTCCCCTAAGGGGATTTGGTTATCCTCCGAAGAGGAAGTGGTTTAGAGATGTGAGTAATCAGTCTCTGTACCAGCTGTAGCATACCAGTCTAGGATTAAATCTTCATAGACCTCGATACTGTCCATATCTTTGTCAGTCAGCATATAACCTTCTGGGATACGGTTGTACTGAGTTCTCTCCTGAAATAATCCACCACATATCTCGACATAAGACATAATCTTTTGAATGACTTTCGGCAACTTAGCATATTCTAGCAATGAGGCAATATACATAGTTTGACCGTCTTGGATAGATTTTAAACTTCTGTCTTCATCAGTGTTCTCTACTTTGTTCTTCTTTCTTTGAGAAAGTAGTGTTACTAAAGCAGCTTCTTCAGATTCATCACGAGTTCTAAGCCCATACGTTCTATCTTGCTGTAATTTAAACATTCTTGATTCAGAAGCTAATCTAGCTAGTAATCTATCTCTTCCATGCTCACTCAAGGCTTTGGTTGCCGATACTACTAAACTCTCTACTGTCACTGTTGTGTTTTCTGTGTTTTCCATTGTGTAAGTCCTTTAAACTTGAATGTGTAGCAGTTATCGTCTTACTGAGACGTTAGATAATTAAGAAAATAAGTTCATATGAGGTCTTAAAAGGTTCTCCCTTTTATCTAACAAACGAAGGGACTGAGTTATTTCAGTTCGACTGTGGACTCGACTTTGAGCTAGACTCAAGGTACGAGCATTAGATTGTAGGTCCAAACCACCAAACTCACTCTAACTCCAAGATCTAGGGACAAATACATATGGTAGTGTATGAGTATATTCTTATAGAGTTGTTGGATAAGTTTTAGCTTATTAGGTAACTTCAGTACCCTCTAAACCTCTGAATTAGGGACAATCATATATGGTAGTATGAGAGTATAATTGTAATAGAGGTTTTATTGAGGTTACTGAAGTAATAACAACCTATACGAATCCTCCGAAGAGGACTCTAATAGATAGTTTTATACTTGCAAGAAATGGTCAAATTTACCAATCTCTTTATCATCTAATGGTGTAATGTCACATACAAATCTACTAACTGTTCTAGTAGGAGTTATATACTGTTCTTTACAAAGTCTGTCAAACTCTGCTTTGTCAAACGGTGTACCATCAGTTGCAGCTTTAAGAGCTAATTCTTTACTGATTTTATCTACAACAAACATATTTGCAAAGTAAGATAATCTCTCATTTGCTTTATCACAGATTTGGTCTGCTACATGTTGTAGGTATGGTTTAAATGTACCATCAGCTTGCTCTACACCTTTGTTAATCTTGTGCATAGCATTCTTAGCTCCTTGAGCAACTAAACTCATGTTATTTGGATGAGTTCCAAAGTTATCATGAATTACTTCAAATAAGCCTCCTTGAAGAAGTGTAGCAATTGCTTCTACAGCCATTGGGTCAAGATAATGTAAGAAGTTTGCACTAGCTCCTCTTAATCTAGCACTTTCATATTCTGTTATATGGTCAGGATTCCCTTTAGCCATGTCATTTAGCACTTTAGCCAAAGAGTACTCCTCCTCTACCTCAACACCTTTAACTGCTTCACCACCAATTTCAGAGAATGGTATTTCTGTAATAAACTTGACTTGTTTTACACCTCTTGGGCTGTTTACAGTATCTGGAGTGTAAATATCATCAATAGTGTATTTAGACTTAGCACCTCTACCAAGAGTTTGACCATGTCTACCGTCAATATTCCATGATAGTGATGGATTCTCAGTTGTGTAGATGCTGTTTGTCCAAGTTGTAAACAACTCAATCAATAGAATCTTTTCACCAAAGATTGATACAAAACAACTCTTCAACTCACTCTCTTTAAGCTTTGCCAATCCACCTAAAGCAGGATTGTCATTTGCTAGCTGCCTAAGAGCACTTGCTGCTGTCTTAAATGTACCACCATGTAAGATTGCTTGTAGAGTCTCTTTAATTTGATCTCTAAGAGTTCTTACAGCATTGTCAGATGGAGTAGTTATTCCCATAAGTCTAAAGATTTCCTTAATAATAAAGATATAAGGGTCATTGAACTCTGAGCAATTACCATATACATGAGCAATTTTAGCCATTTTCTCAGAACCAAGAGCCATTGACCACCAAATTAGACCACCAGCAGCAAAGTCTTTAAGAAGAATAAAGTGGCTTACTGTTTTTGTATGGTAGTCTTTGATGGCTTGAATCAATTTACCAAGATAGTGGTCTTCTTTAAGCCATTTAGCAACTTTATCGTAAGCGTCAGCCTTGATAGATCTGTTCTCTTCATAGATTTCATGATGAAATGCCATTAAGATTACTTTTCTCTCTTCCTTTGTCAGCTCTTCCATAACAACAGGACCCTCTGCTCTATCTGATGTTCTTGCGTAGATCTCAGCATAAGCTTTCTCATTGGTTTTGAAGTCAAGCAGAGTGTATTCTGCTGTTGGCATCTCACCATTGGTTGCAAGGATAGCCTCAAATCTCTCTTCATCTGTATCAAAGCTATTGTAGATTTCTATTGCCTTCTTGGATGAAGTTTTCTTACCAATCATTTGACCAGCAGAGATCATAAGTTGTTTGAATCCTTCTTTATTGATAACCTCTCCCTCAACTGAGTTATAGAGTAGTTTACCACCTGCTTGGACAGCAATAAGAGAGTATTTGTTGTTCTTTGAGTAAAATCTTCCTGTTAAGTCAAGGAATGTATTAGCAACAAAACCAGTTGGATTGGTTAAAGCTTCATGTACCTCATTTACTTCAAGTAGTAATTCGTCAAGCATTCTCTTCTCAATGATTGTATTGTGAGTTTGACTTTCTCTCATTTCTTCTTCCATTGTCATAATAAAAGCTTTACTATGTTTTGCAATCTCAAACATAAGATCTTTGTCAATAGATAATTTGATAGCAGCCTTTGGGTCTTTAAGGAAGTTCTGAGCCACTTTTGTTTGAGGAGAGATTTTGAAAGCTTCAGCACCCATAAGTTCTTTTACTGTGTGCTTTGATTTATCTGCTGGTACTTTACCTTTCTTTAAATCAGAGATGAAGTGTAAACCTTTAAGCATATCTTTTACTTTAACTTTCATAGGTCTTACTGGGAAGTGGTAATAAGTCTCTTTAGCATTAACTTTACTTCCTTTGATTAGAGTAATCTTCTTCTCAAGAACTGAATCAGGTACTATAGCTTGTAGCTCTTCTAGTATAGCAAGACCAGCTCCTCTTGACTCTTCACCTAACTCTTTCCAAGATACTCCATTGATATTAGAGTTAATCTTTTTGAAGTGGTTCTTAGGAGAACTTACTATGAAAGAAGCTATCATACCACCAAGGTGTTGTTGTACAAACTTGTTTTCTGAACCTGATACATTGTTAACTTCATTAAGAGCAGTACTAATACTCTCTAATAAGTTACTGTCCATTGCAACTGTACTCAAAGCCTTAGCTCTAATTGCTTTAAGTTGTAAGTGATTCTTGTGAGTACTTGTATTTTGAATACTTTGAGTTTTACCATTGTTATGTTCATGGATTCTCTTAACTGCATTGTTACAAGCATACCTAACTAACTTAGGTGTTATCATTGTTGCTGGTTTCTCAGGGTTTGCTGTGAAGTACTTTGCCTCTTCTGTTTTCATACTTGTTCCTTTAATTTGATTTGATTTGTTGTTGTCTGTTACTGTTGTGTTGTTAGTTGTTGACATTGCTATTCTTTCCAAGTTACTGTCTTGACCAGTGTTTAATAGGTTAATAGAGTGGTTGTATCTAGTTTAATGTCTATTCAGACCTACTCAATATCATCTAACTCTAAGAGTAAACTCTCTAAGTCAAACTCATCTTCTAGTAGCCTTGGTTTAAAAGATTTAATATCTTTCCTAGACTCTTCTAAGAAGTATGTGTATCTATTACCTTCTAAGTCTAATACCACATCACTAGGTATAGCACTAGTAATCTTGATAAGATTTACAGCATCATACTGATTCTGTTCCTTATCTGACAATAGGTACATATCTAATAGTCCACTACTTGTAGTGTAATGGTCTGCTGTTCTTTCTAAAGCATTACTATACTCAGGTGCACTAGTGATAAGAATATCAAAGTCTTCTACTCCATTAGTACATACAGCATGTGATGTGTCCATCATACTAATACTAAAGCCTAACGACTTGAATACTTTCAGTATATCCTTAGCTACTACAGTATGACAGAGTACATCTGTATCTGCTGTGTATCTATGGTATCCATGATATGATAGAGCCTTAGCTCCTACAATACTCCATCTGTCTAACTCTGTTAGTTTATTGAAGACTACTAACTCAGTCTGTGTGAATGTGTACATCCATTATCCTTTGATTTGATTTGCTAACATTTCTGTTAGTATCTTCCTAGTACGATCTACTTGTTCAAACCGTTGAGCGTCTGTACTGTAATCCCAAGAGTAGTTGTATGCTAAGCTTGTTACTATTGTGTACTCATCTTTGTTGTAGTCCTCAGTACTTAGTGTAGTACCTTCCCATACTGTTGATGTACCAGTCTCTACTAGCTCATTACCAGCAATCCATACAGCATCATCTTCAGCAGTCCATACTCTACTAGGTATTCTAGTATTTACTGGTACTACTGCTAGACTTCTGTCTATCTCTAGTAATCCACCTACCATAATAGACGCTAACGCTGTGCTCATTACTAGCATCATAGCTAGTCTGATTACTCCACCATCCAACACTAGTAGGCTACCAGTATTCTCTACTACCATTACTGCTATAGCCAACACCAACATACCAACAACACTAGCAACCAGTACACTTAGTACTCTTTTAATAACATTTAACATAACATACTCCTTACTGCTACCTGCTCAGTGAGTCAGGGATTACTACAGTTAACACTACTACACATCCAAAATAAATAGTTACATTAAAGTAACTTACCTATGGGGGGTAGTCTATAAGCCAGTAGAATTCCTGACCTATATACTGAACTTACACAAAGAAAAATAAAATAAAAATATATAATTTAAAAAGTAAACTTAAAGTAAACTTAAATATATAATGATATGGTATAATGTTAAATCAAAATTAAGGATGATACAATGGTTGAACATATGATGTTAGGTGGATGTGGATTGAAAAAGGGTGGTAACGGTAAGAAAGACATTACTGAGATGATGGAGAGTTTAGAGAGATTAACTAACCGTATTAAAGAGAATGAACATATCTCTAAAGGTTCTAGGGATAAGTTGAAGGTTTTAGTACCTCAGATTAGACAAGTGTTAGCTAAAGAATATATAAAATAAGTATAGTTGTGGTATAATTACTCAATTAAACTCAAGGATATATATGATAGATAAAGAAAAATTACAGAAGTTCTTACCTAAAGGTAGCCATCATACGGTTACTGATGAGGTAATAACTCTTATAAACAACATAGAGAAAGATACTGGTATGTTACAGGAGAACATCGAGGCTAGTATTTTACAGCATCTCCCAGTGTTGGCTGATGTTAAGGTTAGTCTCCGAGAGTATATTGATGCTGTTAAGTACATCACTTTAAGAAGTAGTTATGGCAGTAATAATAAGGCATGGGAGTTAACCTTTCCCGAAAGGTACAACAAGTTAGTTTCTGAAGGTAGGTGGAATACTTCCCATGTCTCTGAGTATAACAAACGAGCTATTGTGGTTAAGATAGAAGCCTCAACTCTTATTGGGTTTAAAGGATTCCTTACTCCTGTATTCTATGAACAAATAGAGAATCATAGGTCTTTAGCTAATGGTACTGATGCCAATGGCAAACCTTGTAGTCCTACTGTTCAACAAGCAGCATCAGCTAAATTGTTAGACTTGCTTGCTCCTAAGGACGATAATAGAGTAGTACATGAGCTGGGGTTAGCCGATGAAGCTAAAGACTTTACTAAGTTGATGTTTGAACAGATTAAGAAGGATTCTAAGTTACAAGCTTTGAGGTACAGGTCTGGAGAGAATCTTGAAGAAGTACAGAAAATTGGATTAAACACTATAGAGGTTGAGATAGATGAATAAGGTTGCAAATTATAGATGCTATTCTAGGACTAACAGGGATGCACAGGAAGTTCGACAACAAAATAGGTTTCGTGGTTGTAGAGTAGGTAATCCTGTAATTGTTTGGGGGGATACTATAAGAGAAAGTGAAATGAATTTAATAGATTTACGGAATTCTTTAGAGTGTTCTGGAGCTATCATTTTAGACTTTAAGCGAGGCAGTATGGTTGTAGAAGAGGTTGAGATAGATGAGTGATTTAATTGAGGATAAACAAGCTGAGATAAGTTATGAAGCTAGTCCAGATATTACTGATGATGCCTCGGTACCCTATGGTAATTGGAAGGAGTATGAGACTGCTGTTAAAGAAGGTGAAGAAGAAGTTCCTGTAGCTACAAAAGTTAAAGCTAGAGGTAATGTTGCAAAGAAGTGGGATTTTAATGTCGATAAAGCTTTAGATGCAATCGATTTGACTTTTCCTAATTATACACCTTCTGCTCAAGCTCATGAGTTCTTTAATACTATTAGGTTAGTTATGGGAGAAGATTTTGAGCATTCTAGTAGTATTATGCAGTACTTCTTAGTTGATCTTATATTTGACAATGTCACTAGAGAAATGTTTCCTTATAGTCCTGAGATTAATAGTAGAATACGCTTAAATAAGAAGATGGTAGCTATTATTGCTTCTAGGTTCTCAGCCAAATCTACTATTATTACAGCTTTTATGCCTATATATGTAGCTATTACTGGTAAATTACCAGGGTTTGGTAAGGTGATGTTTTGGGTTAGTTTTGGTGACTCTCAACAAGCTGGAGCTAAAGTACAGGCTAACACTATTAGGGATATATGCGAAGATAGTTTATTTTGCAAAGACTACTTTGAGAAGATGAGATTTACAGATGAAGAGTGTGAGTTCCTTCGTAAAGGTGATGGCAAAGTAAAGGACAGAGCATTTATGTTTAAAGTTAAAGGTGCTGCTGGTGGTTCTGTTAGGGGTATTAGGTATAAAACAGCTAGACCTCAAATATTTACTTTTGATGATATTATTAAGAGTGAAGCAGATGCTAACTCTGCTATTATTATGACTAAGCTTAGGTCTATGATTTATTCCGATGCGTCTAAAGCTTTAGGTAAGACTGGTAAGATTATTATTGTCAACACTCCTTTTAATAAGAAAGACCCTGTCTATAGTGCTTTAGAGAATGGAGTATGGACTCCTTTAGCTATTCCTATTTGCGAAAAGATTAGTATGGATATTACTAAGGAAGAGTATGTAGGTTCTTGGGAAGCTATGAAGAGCTACGAAGAGGTGATGGAGGACTATGAAAATGCCCATTATGGTGAGACTGTTAGGGAATTTAATCAGGAGTATATGCTGAGGATTAGTTCGGAAGAAGATAGAATGATACCTGACCATCTTATACAATGGTTTGATAGAACTTTAACTATGAAAGCTTTACAAAACTATAGTTTATATATAACTACTGACTTCACAACAACAACTAACTCGTTAAAAGATTTTAGTGCTTTAGGTGTTTGGGCTGTCAGTAGCGAAGGTGATTGGCTGCTAATGGATTTATGTGTTAAGAGACAAGGTATTATTGAACAGTACGATGAATTGTTTAGAATGATTAGGACTTGGTCTGGTAAAGGAGCTACACTAGAAGTAGGTGTAGAGGTTGATGGACAACAAAGGTCTCACATACATTCCCTAAGACTTGAAATGAACAAGAGGAATTTATACTTCACTTTTGCTAGACAGAGAGGTGCTAAATTTGGTTTTGAAGGTGTGCTAAGTAAGAACCAAGGTAATGACAAGCATTCAAGATTTAGGATGGTCTTACCCCAATTTCAGAATAAGAAGATTTACTTTGCTGAACAGTTAAAAGGTACTCCTGATATGGATGAAGCTTTGCTACAATTGGTTTACACTACTCACTTTGGTTTTGGTAGTGGTCATGATGACTTCAATGATATTGTGTCTATGATGGGTGCTATTGATATTGTACTGCCTCTAATGGATGATTTTAGTACTAATCCACCTAATGGTAGGCAAGATAGTATTTGGGATGATATTTATGAGGACGAAGGTTCAGCTTACGATTCTTATAGCTAGTCTTTAGGTGTAGTAAGGTATTATTCTAGGTATAAAGGATATGAATGATTTACGAACAATTTAAAATATTACTTAAAGGTCTTCTTACAGGGGATAATCAACTACCTGATGATGACTTGTTAGTTAAGACTATGCTGGAGTATGCTTTGAATAAGGTAGCTATTGATGCTGAACCTCTTAAGCTTATGACTCTTAATCTAGCAGAACCTATGGTTAGGTTAGGACCAGGGGATTATATCGTTAGAAGACCTAAGATACCTCTATTAGACTCTGATGAGATAGATATAGATGACACTCTTATTTTTGCTGTTGCTAGGTTAATTGCTAGTAATTTTAGCAATACTAAAGGAGGTATTCATAAAAGTATCTATACTAGAGAAGTTTTAGACCACAATGCTATTGTTTATGATGTAGTTTCTCAAATGAGGCAAGTCCATGTTGAACTAGATTTGGTGTTTGAGCCTGAGTCTTGTGCTACAGCTGATACTGAATTTAAACCTACTTGTGAAGATAGTTTTACTACTTAGTAAAACTATTATGGTATAATACTTCTTGATTAAAGTTTATTATAAGGAGAGGTATGAGTTGGTTTACAACTAGTAATAGGTTATGGGATATAGAAGGTGTAGTTGCTTATGATAATCATGGTGTAGCAATTGCTAAAAGTCTTACTTATAGACATGAACCTTACGTTACTGTAGGGGATAGTGTTTATGGTAGAACTATAGAGTTTAACTTTCATTTTATTAAGATGTTAAGAAGAGTACTATCTGGAGTTACTGGAGATACTAGGCTTAGTATACCTGAACAGAAAGTCTACACAAGGTACATTGAATGGGTTAATGACGAAGTAGCTATTACAGACCCTTTAGAAATTTATGTGCTTGAGGAGTTAGATAAGTGGTTAATGGATGAGATTCAAAATAAAGAGCATATTAAAATGTTGAGAAGTTATACAAAGGAGAACCAATGGAGGTAAAGTATGGCTAGTGATCTACTAAAAGTACTACAAGAAGTAAGAGGTACTGGAGACCCAGAAGCACCTTATACAGATGGGATTTACTGGGACATATCTATCAAAGACTATAACGGTAATGATGGTATGTATGGTGATATTGTTGTTAAACATGGTGAAGTAGAGATAGCAGCAAACACTACAGCTATAAATGCAGCAAATGCTCTAATTAGTGAGAACAATGCTAAAGCTAGTGAATTAGCTTCTAAAAGCTCAGAGACTATAGCTTATGATAGTGCTGTGACTGCAACCAATAAAGCAGGTGAAGCTTTAGATAGTGCAGCAGAAGCTCTTGCTAGTGCTACAATAGCTACTAATGCTATGAATACAGCTACTCTAAAAGCTACTGAGTCTCATACAAATGCTTTAGAGTCAGAAGCTAGTGCAGTTGAGAGTGCTATTAGTGCAGCAAGTGCTTTAGACAGCAAGAATATACTACTAGCTAAAGAGACAGATATGATGGATGAATTGGACTATGCTCTAAGAACATCTTTAACTTGGGAACTACATAAATGTGGTTGTAATGTTTAATAAAGGAAATATATGCCAATTACACTAGATCCAGTTATTGTAAGAAATGACGGTAATACTATTGATATGAATACTCCGTATTCGGATGTGAATATTAAGTCAGGTCAAATAACAGATGATATGGTCTCTCATTTAGAGACTCAAATACAAAAAGCAGAGGATGACTTTAATAACAGTGTACAAGCAGACATTACTGCTGTAACTAATGCTAAAGATGTAGCTGTGGCTAGTGCCTTAGCAAGTGCAACTAGTGAGAGTAATGCTTTAGCAAGTTCTAACTCTTCAACAGCTAGTGCAACTGCTTCTTATAATAGTTCTGTTACTTCTGGTACTAGTGCTTCAGAGGCTTTGGTAAGTGCGAACAATGCTAGTACATCAGAGACTAATGCAGATATATCCGAAGCTAATGCTCTAGCTAGTGCAAGTACTGCTACTAATGCTAGTGTGATTACTGTAGATGCTAAAGACATTGTCACAACTTTAGCTAGTCAAGTAGCTTTAGATACTGTTACTACTGTTAATGCTAAAGATGAAGCTGTACTAAGTGCTACTGATGCTCAAACCTCAGCAGATAATGCTTTAGCTAGTGAGACTGCTTCTAGTGATTCTGCTGATGCTTCAAGTTTATCTGCCACACAAGCTGAACTAGCTGCTCAAAATGCAGAACAGTCTGCATTAGTTGCTACTGATTTTATTGGATATAAAGGTGACTGGGATCCAGGTGAGACCTATAATATTGGTGATACTGTTAGTTTTGGTAGGTTACTATATGCTTGTAAATTAAATGGTGTTACTATTATATCACCTGAACACATACAGAATACTGCTGAGTGGTTCTTCTTAGGTAGAGACCATAATAAGTATATAGTAATTGATGCTACTTACATTGCTGAGAATCAAGATTACATATTCTTACAAGCTACTACTACTTTTACTGTATCATTGCCTGTAGTACACACACTAAATGATCAGATTACATTCTACACTGGTGAGACTAGTGAAGACTTTAACATAACTATTGATGGTAACGGTAGTTTGGTTAGGTTATTGGATACAGCTGATACAAGTATCATTGCTGATACTAATGGAATAGAGTTTAAATTAATAAGTAACGGAACTGATTGGAGAGTAATAGTATGAATTTAAGTGATATAATTAAAGATAGTAATGGAGGAATACCAATAAATGGTACACTTCCTTTCAATTCAGTAGAATCTACTGTTAGTAATGTGTATACTACTTGGTTGAAGAGTGGAGAGGTTTCTAGTAGTGTGCTGTACCCACTAGCCACACATACTCCCATTGTACTAAACCAAACAGAGATAGTCCCTGTTACTCCAATAGATGTACACTCTTTTATTGAAATAGGTAGTTTTTATTATGTGCTATCTGCTATGAGTACTAATATTATAGCCCAAACAGATAAGAACTTCACACCTACAGGTACAACCTATACCTTAACTCATAGTATAGAATCATTTGTTTATGACACAGATCTAGGTGTGGTTTGGTGTATTGAAAACGGTGCTTCAAATATTGATAATATACATAAATATGATACATCCTTTGTGTTCCAGAATGTAAGCAGGCAACACACAGATTTGTTTAGTTTTAGTGGTTCCCTCCCAGGGTTCTGTGCAACATATAATGCAGGGTTTTTTTGGGTTACTACACTGGACTCTAGGGTACTTAAATACGATAGTGACTGGGCATATGTTACAGCAATATCTAGCTCTTTATCTGACGCTATAACTACAGTTGATGGCGAGGTACTCCTGACGAATAGGTCAACTGGGGATGATTTTAGAATTGGTTATGAGCGTATTGATGTAAACACAAATATTCTTACTACTGGTGACTTTATGTTCCCTATAGTAAATGATAGAGAGGCTACTTATGACAATGGATACTACTACAAGGCAGACTACAATGGGCGTACTGTGTATCGTTTTGATTTAGCAGGTAGGTACACTGGATGGAGTTTTGACACTGTAGGGTATATTATAGATTTGACTATTAGACAAGGAGTATTTTATATACTCACTAAACCTGATGTTGACTATTTGAGTGGTAGTGCTGGGTCTTCTGTAGATGTTTACAGTGCATCTGGAGTATTTGTGGAAAGTTTTACTCTTACAGTTACTATACCACGACAATCTCTGTTTATAGCCTATGACTCTACTAGGGATGTTTTTATATTAGAAGTAAATGGATTTGTTTCAACTTTTGGTTTAGATTTTATTGAAATAACACCAACGCTTATACCTATCGACAGTTATGCTAATAATCATGGGAGTCCAAGACAAGCTTATATAAAAGATGGATTTATTTACACTTTTAGTGAAGTTTATTCTGCTTCTGAGCGTAGAATGATAAAACAATACAATTTGAGTGATTATACATCTACAGGAGCTACCTTTCCCTCTTCTGTATTTTTGAACTATGGTAGTAGTGGAAATTACATACTAAATACAACACAAGGGACTTTTCTTATTAGTCCTAACTCTTACTCACTAAGTTCATTACTTATGCTAGAGGATACAGGTGTTGTGGGACTGATAACAGCAACTACAGACCCAACTACTAGTTTACCTATTTACACAAGGATACGCTAGTGTTAGGATTTTTGGTTAGACTGTACTCTGATACAAGGTTCACTTCTTTAGGGAAGTGGGCTATTCCTAGTACAATACACTACATTAAACCTGAATTATCTGGTAGTTGTACTTGCTACTTAATTAAGTGTGTTATTGAGATAGACCCTTCTAAGAAAGACGACTTAGGACTATTAAAACATGAAATGGTTCACGCTAAACAATTTGGTAGACTATGGTTATTGGATAGTCTACTGAAATATTTATCTTCTAATTATAGATTAGTTAGTGAACTAGAAGCTTA